TATTGATCTTGGATTAATTTCAGTTGCTGGGTCATGGTATAATCTAGACTTTATCGAGAGTGAAAAGGTCAAACTTCAGGGGCAGGAAAAAGTATATAATTATCTTGGTGAACATCCAGAATTTTATGCTTTGCTTGAACTTAAAGTTAAGGAAATGTTATATTGAAAATTATAGGATTGGATCGGCAAGAATATTCATGGATTCCAAGTAATAATATTGTTGATACGTCAAAAAGATCTGGATTACACAATAGGGCTAAAGAACTATTAAAGGAAAAATATCCTAATGATAGAATTTTAGAAGAACTAGTGTTACCGGGGACAAAGACATCAACTAGAAAATCCACCCTAAAGGCGGATTTTTTCATTCCTATGAGAAAACTTATTGTTGAAGTTCATGGTGAACAACACACAGAGTTTAATAACTTCTTTTTTAAAAGTAAAATGGATTTTTATAAAGCTCAAGCTAGAGATAGAGATAAGAAGCAGTGGTGTGAAATAAATAATTTAGAATTAATAGAACTGTTTCATAGTGAATCTATTGAAGAGTGGAGAAATAAGATATGGAGGAACTAGAAGAAAAGATAAAAAAATTCCATGACAATATTGATAATTGGATTAAAGAGAGTAAAATAGATTATGGAACTGATTTTGGAGACAAGGCAGACGAGGTAGCAAAGATACTAAACTATTCTCGCGAAGAATTAAAATCCATGACATTTCCAGATTACCAAGCTTCAATCTTCTTGCTCAACCAATATCTTATGCATGTAAAAAGCATTATAGCAAGAGAGAAAGCTGTTAAAGCTTGGGCAGAACAAGGTATATGGTATATTGTTACAGGTGTTAGCCATGACAAATATGCAAAATGGGAAGAGAAATACCACTCAGCTATTAGAAATCATAAGTCAGGATTAAAATTGCAAACGCTTAAAACAACAGCTGAGGCTAGAATATTAGCTGGAGAAGCAACAATTGGATCAATAGAAAACGCTATGAAAGTTTTTGAAAATATGGGGAGAAATAAAAGCTATGAGCGATCTTAAAGAACAGGCTAAAAAAATTATAGCCAAAGGTAAATCTCTAGGAGATATAGAATTAATAAATATGGGTCTTGATATGCTAGAAGCTTATAATCCAAGCGAAGACATTTTATCTATTGAGCCTAAAGCAAAAGACAATACTGATGTTGAAATTACACAACAGAAACCAAAATCCGTCATGTTACGAGATGCATTTGATATGTCGATGTTTAAAACTAATAAAGAATCAAACGTCTCTACTAAATTTGGAAAAAAAGTCGCTGTATCAACGTCACGTCATGAAAATAAATTTTTAGACGATGGAACTGAAGCTGCGGAATTAAAAGGTCAAACTCCAGATTTCAAACCTTCGGATAGAAATAGAAAAGTTAAAATGATGGAAGCTATATGCCAAGTATGCGGGAAAAAAGAAATTAAAAATGAAATTTTTGTTATTGGACGGGAATTTTATCGTTGTGAATCTTGTTTATTGAAAGGGAAATCATGAGTATATTGGAAAGTCGTGAACTGGCAGTTAAGTTACTTACACCAACCGCAAAACTTCCAGACAAAGCTAATACATTTGATGCTGGACTAGATTTGTATAATGATGAGAAAGATGCAATTACAATTGCTCCGGGGCAACGTAGGCTTATTTCAACTGGCATTGCAATAGCGATCCCAAAGGGCTTTGTTGGGCTAATTTGGCCTCGCTCTGGTCACGCAGTTAAAAAGGGGATCGATACTATGGCTGGAGTGATTGATTCGCCATACAGAGGAGAAGTGAAGGTTTTGCTGGTCAATGAAAGCGATGAATATCAAACTTTTAATTTTGGAGATAAAATTGCACAAATTTTAATCCAATACTCTCCAGATTTTACTCCTGTAGCTGTTGATAATTTAAGTGAAACTTCTCGCGGAGAAAATGGGTTTGGGAGTTCAGGGTCTTGACATATCTCAAAATAGGGTTTATACTATTCATAGCGTTTTACTGTATAGTATCGTATAGAATAATCAGCGGCACAATCATAGGGGAAATGAGTGACAAATGAATACACTAGTAGCACTGGCAGCAATGTCGTTAGGTCAATTCTTTGTGGTTAATCCACAAATTCCAGTTGTGGTTCAGCAACCCCAACCAATCGTAGTCCAATATCAGTATGTAGTACAACAACCTCAATATGTAGTAATACAAAGGCCAATATATGTTCCAATATATCAACCAATTTATCAGCCCGTATATTATCCATATCCAATCTATAGAATTTACCCTTAAGGAGAATACAATGAGTGAAGAAAAGAATCCATTAAATGTTTATAATCAACTAGAGATTATTAAAAATGCTGTTGACCAGATTGAAACAATTCATGTATATGAACTTGCCAATCGCCAATTTGGAACTTCAACAGAAGAAGAGCTAAAGGTGCGAATCGACGAGTTAGATAAACAAATTCTTGAGTATGAATTGCAACTTGCAGACTCGCAATCTTATATTGACAGTATATTAGACTCAAACAAGAGATTACTTGAAGCAAATAATCAACTTATCTCCGAAAAGAATCTAGCCTTAGAAAATCGCCAACTGACACAAGATCAGGCAGATAAAATAATTTCTGCGTATAAGAAATTGCCTCGACTTGTGAAGAAGTTTTATGGAGTGAATTAATATGAGCCAGTCCGAATTGCAGAACCTTCCAGTTGAACGTGCCGTCCTCGCTGGCATCTGCCAGTTCGGACTGGAAGTTTATGTTGAACTTGACTTTTTGCAAGCAGAATACTTTAGCCACGAATTAAATCAGGTTATATTTACATGCTTACAAGACGTTATCAACAATAATCAGAATATTGAATATCTCTCTATATTCTCAACAGCTCAAAAGCTTGGCGTGTATGAATTAATTAATAAAGCGACTGAAATGAGTTTCATACGGTCGCTTTTTAATTTTCCTATCAATAAAGATAATATACCTAAGTTTGCAGCTAAACTAACTAAGCTTAAATTAGCTAGAGATATTAAGAAGACGTTGTCTATATGTGATAAGTCAATGACTAAGATCACAGGTGATGAGAGCGTAGAAGATATTATTGGCATGGTTGAAACTCCAATTATGGAGATTACATCTCTTGCGTATAAAGAGCAGAACAATAAGACAGTTCTCTTGGGGGAAAATATTGATGAGTATGTTGAATATCTTATTAATAATCCTTCTGACTATCTTGGTATTCCTACCGGATTCCCTAGATTCGACGAAGCAATAGGTGGTGGACTCCGAAGAAAGTCAGTCACTCTAATAGGAGCTAGAACTGGCGTTGGTAAAAGTGTTATCTCTACCAATGTTGCAAAGTATGTTTCGGAAGTTTATAATATTCCAGTTCTATATTTAGATACAGAAATGGATCTTGGAGACCAAAGAAACCGTATGTTAGCAAACATTAGCGGAATTAAAATCAACGACATTGCAAAAGGGGTTTTTGCTAAGAGTTTTAACTCTAAAGAAAAGGTGATTGCCGCAGCTAAGCTGATTGAAAAGATACCATATCACTATATATCAATTGCTGGTCAACCATTTGATAATATCCTTAACATTATTAAAAGATGGGTTCATCAATATGTTGGATTTGATGAGAATGGTAGAACTAAAGACTGCTTAATTATATACGATTATTTCAAGTTAATGAGTTCAGCTGGGCTAACCGCTGCTATGCAAGAATATCAGGCTTTAGGTTTTCAGATTACAAAGATGAATGACTTCTGTATTAAATACGACTTACCATGTTTATCTTTTGTGCAGCTTAATCGAGAAGAGGAAATTGCACAATCTGATAGGCTTCAGTGGCTTGCATCTACTGTTGCTAAATTTCAAATGAAAAGCGATGAAGAAGTGGCAGATGATGGCGATGACAATGGAAATCGTAAACTTGTTATTATTAAAGCTAGACATGGATCTGGACTTGAATATGGCAACTATATCAATGTTAAAATGAATGGCGCAATTGCTAAACTTACTGAATGGTACACTAGAGATGAAATTAAGAATGGAGCGGCAAATGCAAGTCAAGACAACTCCTTCGAAATTCGAGAAGGTGAGTCGGGAGAAGATTTATTCGATATGTAATGAATTATCGGATAAAGCCCCATCTCTACTTAATGCTTTAAAAATTGAATATATAGAATTTCCCAATAGACTAGCATTTCCATGTCCAGTGCATGGAGGAGATAATTGCGAAGGATCATGCATATTTACCGATGGAGCTAAAACCAAAGGGAATTGGGTATGTTGGACTCACTCCTGTGAAAAAGACTATGGTAAAAATATGATAGGCTTTGTAAGAGGAGTTCTTTCTCAAAGAGAAGGTAAAGAAGTTAATTTTTACAAAGCTTTAAATTTTTCACTTTCATTTTTAAATAAAAAAATCATAGATATACCAGAAGAAAAGATAAGTGAGAGCATCTATGAGATTAATAAGATTAATGAAATATTAACTCGTAAATCTGAAAAGATAGAATTAAATATATCTAGAGAGCAAGTAATATCAACTCTTGATATTCCGTCAAAATACTATATAAATAGAGGTTTTTTGCCAGAAACTTTAATAGCTTTTGATGTCGGAGAGTGTTATAATTCTAATAGACAAATGTTCAATCGAGCAGTCGTACCCGTATATGATGAAACTTCTCAATATGTTGGATGCGTTGGAAGAGCAACTGATGAGAATACTAAGCCAAAGTGGTTTAATAGTAAAGGTTTCAGAAAATCATTCTTTTTGTATGGATTATGGGTTACTAAACCATATATTCAACAAACATCAACTATTGTGCTTGTAGAAGGTCAGGGAGATGTTTGGAGATTATACGAATCAGGGATTAAAAACTGTGCTGGTATATTTGGTTCTGATCTTAGTGAAGACCAATTAATCAATCTTGAAGAGCTTGGAGTAATGAATATTGTTATATTAACAGATAATGATGAAGCAGGACAAAAGGCAGCAGAAGGCATTATCCAAAAGGGTGATAGAAGATTTAATTATTTTACACCTAAGATATCAAAGAAAGATATCGGAGATATGTCTATTGAAGATATAAATAATGAACTTAAACCACAAATTAAAGGACTTTTTTAATGAGCAGAATGCTAGCTTTCTCAGGTAAGAAACAATCAGGCAAAAATACCCTATGTAATTTTTTACATGGGCAACAATTAAGAGCGTTTGGTATTATTGATGGGTTTGAAATTACAACCGATGGCGAATTAGTGGTAGATACTATTCTTAGAGATGAAAGCGGAAAAGATACCAGAGGCAAAGGTTTTATTGATATTACACGAATAGATCTAGAGTTTGCGGTGTGGGCAATGGATAATGTATGGCCTTTTGTTAAACATTACGCTTTTGCAACTACATTAAAAGAAATATGCATAGGTTTATTTAATTTAGAAAAAAGCTCAGTATATGGAACTGATGAAGAAAAAAATAAGCTAACCCAGTATAAGTGGGAAGATATGCCTACGAAAGTTAAAGGTAAAACTGGTTTTATGACCGGAAGAGATTTTATTCAATATTTTGGAACTGATATTTGTAGAAAAATCTTCTCAGAAGTTTGGACTAGTAGAGCTATAAAAGATATTCAGTTAGAAGAGTCTAAGCTGGCGATTATTACAGACGCTAGATTTGTCAATGAAGTTGAAGCAGTAAAGACCGCTGGAGGAAAAGTAATTAGACTTACTAGAACTAGTTTAAAAAATTCCAATTTAAGCGATAGTCATGAAAGCGAAACTGCATTAGATGGATATGAAAATTTTGACGCGATAATTGATAATCAAAACATGACAATAGAAGAGTCATGCCAAGAATTAACTAAAATTTTAGAAGAGTGGGGATGGTCTACTAGCGAACTAATCTTAGCTAATCAAGAAGAATCTTCTCGACGACAAACAGTAACGTCAATCAAATGATCACTACTTACTTTAGATCATCCAGTCTTAATAACTGGAAATACTGTGAACTCCAATACTTTATGACATACGTTCTCGGACATTATTCTCCGTCAGGAAAAAAGGCGGATTTGGGAACGATAACGCACGCAGTGCTTGAAACTTTAGCAATATGTAAAAAGAGAACCCAGTTTAATAAAAGATCAACAATGAAAATCACTCAGGAACCCTTGGGTGACTTTTCCTTCACTGACGCTGAATTATATACAGAGGCATTTGTAAATAAAGTGTTAGATAGAAGTTTTGAATTCTATAAAGCAAATTCCAAGCATAATGAATTCAACGAGAAAGATTATCAGTTTTGTTATAAGATGGTATGGGATACTTTAGGATATAACAATGGTCAATTTGATCCACGTAATCGCAAAGTGATTGATACAGAACCCCACTTTGATATCCCAATTTTGGAAGACTGGGCAAAGTTTGAGTTTGAATTGCCGAACGGGGAAAAAATGTCTGGAAATCTTGCTATCAAAGGAACAATCGACCTTGTAACCGAGATGGAAGATGGTACAATAGAAGTAATCGATTGGAAGACTGGACAGAGGCTTGATTGGGCCACTGGAGAGCGTAAGGACTACGA